CTGGTAAACTTAGGTTAAGAATAACTAAAAGTTAACCCTACAGGTACCGTAAACGCTTTTAGAATTATCTTCATCATCTAACCACTGAAGACCAGAGTTTGGTCCACCATAGAATATGAAGTTTGAGTTATCATCCATAAATTTTTCTTCACCACCTTCTGGCACAACAATTTCAACGCCCTGTAATTGTATTGGTTGGTCTTTTGTTTCATAATTTAAAACACCCCCGTAATTAAAAACGTATAAAGGTTTGTACTTAGCAAACCTTCTAAACAACTCAACATTAATTTTTCTATCACAACCTATCCTACCGTTAAAAGCATAGCATAACGCTTCGGCTGTTGCCCCATTAACTCGAAAATTATGTACCGATATTATTTCAACTATTGGATTTTCGTAAATCATCTAATAACGTGTCAACATTATGATACAAATTATCTAATGTACCATTATTTATTATTTCGGATGTTATACCTGTAATTGAATCCATTTCTTTTTCGGATGGATGTTCATCCACGGAAATAATGCTAGGTCTTTGTACTTTCCAAACATTACCACCTAATTCTAAAATTGCGTCTGCTTCGTGTTGAAAGCGTACATCGCAAATAACAACGTTTAAATGTTTATTATTTTCATACCATTGTTTAAACCTTTTAACCCAAATTTTTCTACCGATTACCTCAAATTCTGGGATATGTTTTTGGATATCGTATTGAAATAATTCAGTACCCATAACTTGCAGAACTAATCTTGGTGTCACACCCCAGATAGGGTCCACCGTATCTTTACTATCACCGAACACCTGGTCATCGGTAAAACCAAATATTTCCATAGCGCCACGTTTGAGTGGGTTCGCAAAACTATATTTAACAAAACCCTTGTTATTTACTAAGTAATCACCTGTTGTGTCTTTACCTGATCTTTTTTTACCTAATACACCTACTATCATTTTATTTTCTTTTTACAAAAATAATAAAAGATATATAAAAAAACAAATCCCCTTTCGGGGATTTTTTTATTTACTTAAAAATTCATCAATTATCGATTTCTGTATCCTATTTAAATAGTCTTTAGGTTCTTCTTGAACAGGTTGTTGTTCAGTTGTATCTTCCGAATCCTTGTTTTGTATTTTATTTAAGATATCAGTCATATCTTCCTCAGATATTTTAGTCATATCAATTGCAGATACGATTGAATTTATGACGTATTTATAGTCTTTTGACGTTAATTCTTCGCCACCATCTCTCATTTTTTGTGACAATTTACCAGTTAACTTTTGAACCGTCTTTAATATTGGTTCATCAGGATTTTCGGTTTCTTCACCACCATCTTCCACAGGTAACTCTTCAGTTGGTTGGTTTTCAGCGTTGTCCGCAGGTAATTCTTCAGTTGAGTAGTCTGTCGCTAAATCAGCGTCAGTTGTATCGCTTGTTGTGTCGATACCAGCATCAATCGGTTCCTCTTCAGCAAATTCATCACCCGTATTAACAGAAGAAGCCGAATCCGTCATATCAGATCCAGCTCCTTTAATTTTAAGAACGTATCGCTCAGTTAAGCTTTTTTTTTTAAAACATCGATGTTTTCTTTGTAACCAACATTTTCATTGATTTGTTTGAACATCATATTTAAATGTTTTAAAGCTTCAGCGTATGATCTGTAAGAATGTTCGTGAATATTTTCAACACCAGTTAAGTAGTCGTAAGAATTATCGTTTTTTACTTTAATGTAAACGTGCTTTTCTTCCTGTACAATAGCGTATTCATTACCATTAGAAGCAACAGCTTCATGTAAAACATTAGCTAATTGGCCTACTAGTGGTTTATTTTCATTGATTTTTTCTTTTTCAATGCCAGCAATTTCAAGAATTCTTGCTAATTTTTGATCTGCGTCTTGTATTTTTTCAGAACCTATTGGTCTCATATCGTTTTTCTTTTAAAAAAATAATTATTCTTCTTATAAATATACGGAAATTATTCAAAAATCAATATAACTCATTCTCTAATGATAAAAACTCATCTTTAATGTCTATACCCATATTAGATAACCTATCCATATAACCAGAGCGTCTTAAATATTTAAAAACTAAATTTTCTGTACTATATTCACCAGAATCACTTAGGCCACTTTTTCTGTACGCTCTTATTTTTTCTTTTAGTTTTTTTAGTTTTAAAAGTTTAGCGTCCGTATCCTCTTCCTTTTCAATATCGGACAACTTTTTATTAAACTCTTTAACCTTTTTTATTATGTCAATTTTATTAACCTGAGGTTTTTCCTTTGTCGGTGTTTTTCTCCATTTATTATATAAGACGCTATAGATACCGTCAGAAGCTTCCAATTCTTCGGTGATATCCTGAACATAAACCTCAACGTCAAAGTTTTTAACTTTTATGTTGTGCTTTAGATTATAAATTTCTTTTTTTGCAGTAAAAAATTCATCTGTTAAATCTTGATCCTCATTAAATTTAGATTTATCCACAACCAAATGTAAGTCAACATCAGAATAGTCGGACCAATTATAGTTTGCCAAACTACCCACAAAAAGTATGTCTTCAATCGCAAATGAATCAACCCCAATACTTTCGATAAAATCTTTAGAGACTAAAATCAAATGCTCTCTAACATCTCTATCTAATTTTATGGTTGAGAAATCTTCTGACGTTGGGTTAGACCACACATCAGGGCATAAGGTTTTTTTTGGTATAAAACTATTTAATATCTTGTCCATATCTAATAAATATCACGTTTATTAAATAAAAACTATTTTTATATCAAATAATCTTCTTCGAATTCACTTGAGATGTAATGATCATCAGTTTTTTCGATCCAACCTGTTATGATATATTTCGTTTGGTTTAAACCAGGTGGGTTACCCCTATGTTTATGCGTCCATAGTGCTGGGGCAATTAATAGTGTACCAGTTTCGGGTTTAACTTTTTGGCGGTTAAATTTAAATTCGGTTTCACCACCATCAACATCATTCAGATAATATATAAAAAATAATTCTCTTTTAGCCGTAGAGCCACCCTCATTTTCATGGTGCCAAACATAATAACCCTGGTCACCTATATATCTTTGTATTTGCATGTGTGGGTGACCGCAGTTTGTTGCGCCAAAACAAGCTTGTGCCGTCCTAACTAAAGCGGCTTTCGATGAAAACTCTCCAGTCATTGTCAAAAAATTATTCTGTTCTAAATATTCAACTAAAAAACCTAAAAGATTTTCTCTCAAATAATCATATATCGTTGACCAAACCGAATTATCTAGATTTAGGTGAATCATTAGGTCTGTTGATGATTTAACTTTTTTGTTTGTACCAGCACCACTTATTCCCTCCATTTGGTTACTAGAGGTCTCAAACTCTCTAATAATAAAATCACAAACATCTTTTGTTATCGCATTATTGTATATTTTTACTAAATTGTCCATATTAAAAATTCTTTGTGTGTATTATTTTAAACGAATCTATCTTATCATTAAGTCTCAGTGGTGTGAAATTATCTTGTGTGAAGTCACATAATTCACTTCCTTTAAAATAAACAAATGCTTTTGCTTGATGTCTATCAACAATATCGTTAACATACGATCTAACCGAACTAACAAAATCTTTAAAGTCTAAACCATTATTTTCACAAATAATTAAAATCGGGTTATTAATTAAAGAATTATTATAAGAATATATTAAATCACCCTCATACCAAAATTCTATTCTCCAGCTAGATATGTCATTCATTGGGTAGGCTCCCCATGTCCCGCTGTTTAAGTACATTTCACCAATAAACTCATTATTTTCAAACCACTTAACTAGATAGTTATGATCACCCCTAACATTAACTTTGGCCGCACCATGAAAAGTTATGTTAACCCTAGAGTTATACCTCACATCAATTTCCATATTTAAACTTTTCTGTATGTGTAATTTTTTGAGATGTTTTTATTGAAATATTTTCCCTGACTTTCCGATAAATTTAATTCAGCGAAAATTTCGTGTGGCACATCATCATATTCATAAATCAGGCCGTTATTAAATGTGACCGCTAATTTCTTTGTGTTTGTGTTATATTTCCCACTTCTTATGTTTGAGCTCACGTAGGAGACGATGATTTCTTCACCAATATATTGCTTACTTGTTACTGACATTGTATTCTAGTTTTCTTGTTTGAGTTATTTTAACGAAATTTTTTACCGTACTTAAATCAATGACATCTGTAACTGTAACCAATAACGGTTGCTCATCTTCCACATTTTCAGTACTTTTCGTTGTGATTAGTAGACTATTCCCGCTAATCATTTGGGTCGTTGTATTATTGAACTCAATAAAACCCCCATCTTTAAAGTAAACTGTTATTTTTTCCATCATATTTATTTTTATAACAAAATTAAGAAAACTGTTTGGATATGTCAAGAATATACTTATCTTTGCAGAAAAACAATTGATATAATATGAAAGAGAGAATGACAAACGAATTGAGGGTGGCATTTACAAAGGGTCAGTCTATCGCCTTGAAGTACTCAGATTCAACGCTAAGATTGCAACATGTAATGTATGGGGTATTAACCACTGAGAATATGATCTATGAGATAGTTAAGTCTAAAGTTTTAGATTTTGACACAATGGTTAACGATTTAAACGAGATAAACAAAAGACTATCGGACTCAGGTAAAGATGAGATTAGTACTATACTACCATTTGAATCTGATTTACAGGATGTGATTAAAGAGTCCATATCTAGGAAAAAATCCGAGGATTATATCACAGTTGAGTTATTTTTTATGGTTGCAATTGAAAAGGATAACGCAATTAGTAAATTATTTAAAGATTATGGTTTGACCAAAACATTTGTTGCTAAAAAAATTAAACAGTTGTCCGCACCACA